ATAAGAGAGAACTTAAATGGGGAGAAGAAGAAATAGAAAAAGGTAATGAAAGAGTAAAAAAAGCTAAAGAAGAACTTGAAAAATATAAAAAGGTATCAGATGGAATGATTACAAGAACTTTTAATGGAATTTCGTTTGGAGTAACTGATTTAAAAATAGAAGATATTTTAAAGGCATTACCTCGTGAAATATGTATTTATCAAGAAGATAAAGATAAAGTAGATTAGGAGGGTAATAATGATAGAAATAACAATGGTAAGAGATTATAACAAAGATTATAATATTAAATTCGATGGTTTAAAGGTAATTGATTTAAGATATAAAGATGGAAAATTAAAGTCAGTAAGAGTAAGAGGAGATAGAAAAAATTATTTAGAACACATTAAAAGTTTTAAAGAATACTGCAAGATAGAAACTGATGATGTTATTACAATTGTTGATATGTATTTTGCAAACGAATTTAGTGTTGAATATATAGGTAAGACAATATTTGATTAGAAAGGAAAGGTAAAAGAAAATGGAAAAAGAAATTAAAGAGTTTTTAGAACAACATTTTAATCATACTGTTGATAATTATGAGTTCGACCAAGAAGATATGAATAAGTTAATAGCAATGTTTAAAGGCGGAAATGGCTCAAAAACATTCACAGAGAACGGGCTTAAAATTTTCAAGTGCATGAGAGAGAATGAGCAAAAATATATAAATGTTTTCAAAGCAAAGGAAATTGGAGAACTGCTATTTATGACACCTCGTTCAGTTTCAGGTTCAATTAAAAAGCTAATCAATGATGGCTTTGTAGAAAAAGTTGGTGCCAACCCAGTTGCATATGGGCTAACTGAGCTAGGAAAATCGTATGAGTTTGACAAAGAATAAAAATTTTGATATAATATTTATATAAGTTTGAAGAAAAAGAGAAAAGGAGAAGAAAAGTATTATGAAAAAAATGATTAACACAGAAAGAATTGAAGGAAGAGTTTATCAACATAATTTAACTATTAAAACAGTTCAAAATCAAACTTCAGCAAACTTTGGAAAAGAATTTATCTCAGGTCAATTAGAAGTTGCAGTAGATGAAGAAGGATTAAACATTATCCCAGTTCACTACACATATGTAACTGAAACTACATCTGCAGGTAATAAAAATGCAACTTATGCAAACTTAAAAAAGATAATTGATGAAGGAAAAACTTGGATTGCAAATGGTAAAGATGAAGCTCAAAAAGTTAGAATTGATACAGCTATTGCATTAAATGACTTCTACACAGGAGAAAATAACGATGAATTAGTATCTGTAAAAACTAACGAAGGTGGATTTGTAACTCTAGTTAATGAACTAGGAGCAGAAAGAGAAAGAAATACATTCTCAGCTGATATGGTAATCACAGGAGTAAAAGAAGTAGAAGCAAACGAAGAAAGAAATGAGGATGCTTATGTAACTGTAAAAGGTGCAATTTTCAACTTCAGAAATTCATTATTACCAGTTGAATTCACAGTAAGACATAAAGATGGAATGAAATATTTCTTAGATTTAGAAGTATCTAATTCAGCTCCAGTCTTCACAAAAGTTTGGGGAAAAATTGAATGTATGAATATTCCAGTTGAAATTAAAGAAGATTCTGCATTTGGTGAAGAATCAGTAAGAACTTATACAAGAAAAACAAAAGCATGGAACATCACAGGAACTGCAAAGGTACCTTATGATTTTGGAGATGAAAAAATATTAACTAGCGAAGAATTAACAAAAGCTATGCAAGATAGACAAACTTTATTAGCAGAAATTAAAACTCGTAGTGATGAATATAGAGCTCAAAAAGCAGCTTCAACTCCAGCACCTGCAACAACTGCAGCACCAGGCGGATTTAATTTCTAAGATAAAAATTAACTAACTAAAGGGCGGCATCCCGCCGTCCTTATTTTTAATAAGAAGGAGAGATAAAAATGGCAATAGATATTTTTAATATTCAACCTCACCAAGTTAGTTATAATTTAAAGGGATATTCAGTTTTCTTTTATGGAGATCCAAAGACTGGTAAAACAACGACTGCCGCTCGTTTCCCTCATTCATTATTACTAGCTTTTGAAAAAGGTTATATGGCTATTCCTGGAATTATGGCTCAACCTATTAATAACTGGGCTGAATTCAAAAAGGTTTTACGCCAATTAAAAGAAGATAAAGCAAAAGAAATGTTTGAAACTATCATAATCGATACTGCGGACATCGCTTACGATTATGTAACAAAATATATATGTGATAATGCGAAACGTTCAGATGGAAGTTTCGGAGTAGACAGTATTAGTGATATTCCTTTTGGTAAGGGATATGGTCAAGTTGCACAAGAGTTCGATGAAAGTTTAAGAAGCATCGTACAAATGGGATATGGTTTAGTATTAATCAGCCACGCAACTGATAAGACTTTTACTGACGAACAAGGACAAGAATATAATAAAATTGTTCCAACTCTTGATAAAAGAGCAACAAATATTGTTTCTCGTATGACAGATATAATTGGATACTCAAGAGTAGTAACAAATGATAAAGGAGAACTTGAAACTAAGTTATTTATGAGAGGTACTCCAAGATATATGGCTGGATCTAGATTCAAATATACTCCAGAATATATTGATTTTAGTTATGATAATCTTGTAAAAGCAATAGGTGAAGCTATTGACAAACAAGCTAGCGAAGATGGAAAAGAATTCTTCACAGAGGAAAAATCTAACGCATATCAAGACACCACTAAAGAACTTGATTTTGACGAACTTGTATCTACTTTCAACAACATCGTAAGTGGAATCATCGAATCAGCTGGTGAAGAAAAATTCGTAGCTGAATGGCAACCTAAAATTGTTCAAATTACAGATAAATATCTAGGACGCGGAAATAAGGTTAATCAATGTGATAGAAATCAAGTTGAAGCAATCAGTTTAATCGTATCAGATTTACAAGACCTAGTTAAATAAGAGAGATAAAAGGAGATGAAAAAGAGAAGATATATTATATGCAACTATCTTCTCTTTTTTGATTATTTTATTAAAATATGATATAATATTTATATAAGGAAAAGAAGGTGTTGAATATGGCAGCAACGCGTATGGTTAAATGTAAATATTGCGGAATCCAATTTAATAGAAATGCAGAACCTTTTGTCGAAGTGGGCGGACGTCGTTATGCCCATAAAGAATGTGCTGAAAAATATCAACAATCTATATCTCAAGAAGAACGAGATTATATGGAATTAGAAAAATACATTAAAAAACTTTTTAAGAAAAATGTTGTAAGTGCAAGAATTAAAAAGCAAATAAAAGATTTTAAACAAGAATATAAATATACTTATTCTGGGATGCAAAAAACATTATATTGGTGGTTTGAATTAAAACACAACTCAATAGAAAAAGCAAATGATGGAATAGGTATTGTACCTTTTGTTTATAATGATGCTTTAAACTATTTTTATAATCTATATTTGGCAGATATAGCTAATAAAGCAGCACCTGAAAAAATCAAAAAGCCAGAGGTTCAAGAAATTGAAATTGGATCTCCGAGAGTATATGTAGCGCCGCCAAAGTTATTTGATTTTGGTGAAGAAAGTGTTGGTGAGAAGAATGAGTAATAGTGTAAAATATGTAGATATATCCGCAATTATTCAGGTTATAGGAAGCGTTTATCAAAACCCAACGTTACTTGATAATGAAAACTATACTTTTAATACGGATGACTTTACCGAAGAATTTCATAAAATTTTATTCGGTTCAATATATAATTTATATAAACTTGGTGCAAAGAGTATCACAGTTAATGCTATTGAAGATTATTTAAAAGATAGACCTAAAAGTTTAGCTGTATATAAAACTCATAAAGGCGCTGAGTATTTAGAGAAAATATCTGAAAATGTTCAACTTTCTACTTTTGATTATTATTATAAAAGAATGAAAAAAATGACTTTATTAAGAATGTATCAAAAGATAGGAATGGATTTATCTTGGTTATATGATATAAATAATATATTAGACGCCAAGAAAAAACAAGCACAAGAGGATTGGTTAGATAGCACTTCTCTTGAGGAAATTGCAGATATAATTGATGATAAAATAACTGATATTAAAATGAGATATATAGATGATGCAGATGAAGATATGCAACCAGCTGGAGACAATATCATTGAATTAATTGAAAGTCTTCAAAAGCATCCTGAACTTGGATATCCTATGTACGGGCCTCTTATGAATACTGTCACAAGAGGTGCAAGATTAAAAAAGTTCTATTTGTTTAGTGCGGCAACAGGTGTAGGAAAAACGAGGTTTATGGCAAGTCAATTTGCGTCTATAGGATGTAATGAACTATATGACAATGCGGTTGGGGCTTGGGTAGAGAATGGAACTAAAGAGCCCGTAATGTTTGTTACAACCGAACAAGAAATAGATGAAATCCAAACATTATTATTAGCCTTTATAGCAGGGGTAAATGAAACTCATATTATTTATAATAACTACGAGGGTGATGAATACGAAAGAGTATTGCACGCTGCGGAAATCATTCAAAAAAGCCCGATATATATTAAAAAACTTCCAGACTTCTCATTGAAAGATATTGAAAATACAATTAAGTATGGTATTAGAGAATGGGGAGTTCGTTATATATTCTTTGATTATCTTCATACAAGTATGAAAATATTAAGTGAAGTAACATCAAGAACCGGAATTAAAGGTTTAAGAGAAGATAATGTATTATTTATGATTTCAATAAGATTAAAAGATTTATGTAATGAGTATGGTGTATTTATAATGTCTGCTACACAATTAAATGCTGATTATGTTACAGCACAACAATACGACCAAAATTTATTAAGAGGTGCTAAATCAATAGCAGATAAAATTGACTTAGGTGCTATTATGTTACAAACTTCGCAAGAAGATAAAGAAGCGCTTCGAGAAATCATTGCAAAAGGTGGTTTTGAAGAGCCTAATATAAAAATGTCTATATATAAAAATAGACGTGGACAATATAAAGATATTCTATTATGGTGCAAAGCAGATAGGGGTCAATGTAAATTTATCCCAATGTTTGCGACAGATTACCAATATAAAATGGTAGAAATGACAGATTTAAAAATTAAAATTAATCCAAAAATAGAAAGCTCTGCTTTCTAGGAAGGAGCTAACGGTGTTTATGATAACAATACAAGAAAATGGAAAAACTTGCTCTATTGTAAATAGTAGAGAAAAATGGATAGAGATTGATGGTGTTAGATACCCATTTCCAAAAAGGGTAAAAGGACATTCAGTTTCTCAAATTGATAATCATATTTTTGTTGATGGTTATGAATTTAAAGATGGCAAGTTTAAAAGAACTTTAAGAGCTCTATATCATTTGTTCTTCTAATTGAAAAAATCATTAAAAAATGATATAATATATGTAAAGGAGAAAAGATGAAATGGAAAATATAAAAGAATGGTCAGAGAATATAAAAAATGAATTAACAATAGAACAAGTTTACGATTTATTAATGTCATATGGCGGCGATCCAGTGATTAAGGGCGGTTTGATTATTTCTCGAACAATATGTCACGGGGGACATAGCCATAAATTATATTATTATGAAAATACAAAATTGTTTAAGTGTTATACAAATTGTCTTGATTCTTTTGATATATATGAGCTAATTATAAAAATAAATAAATTAAATGGAATTGAAGTTTCATTGTTTCAAGCAATATCCTATATTATTAATTTTTATGGATTAAGCATTGAGAGTCCATTTTCAGAAAATCATGAGGAAGAAATCCAAGATTGGAAAATTCTTAACAGATACGATAGAAATAACTCTCAAGAGAGAAAAGAAAAAATAATGGACTTTGTTTATTATGATAAAAGTATTTTAAAATATCTTCCTAGACCGCATATTATACCTTGGGAAGAAGAAGGCATTACTCGAGAAGTTATGATGCATAATGACATATGTTATGACCCGGTAATGTGCGGAGTTGTAATTCCTCATTATAATATTGATGGGGAGTTAATAGGAATAAGAGAAAGAACTTTAATAAAAGAAAATGAAGAAAATGGTAAATATAAACCAGCGATATTAAATTATAAAATGTATAATCACCCATTAGGTTTTAATTTATATAATTTAAACAATAGCAAACAACAAATAAAAAACTTAAAAAAAGTAATAGTATTTGAAGGAGAAAAAAGTTGTTTGTTATATCAAAGTTATTTTGGAATAGATAATGATATAAGTGTAGCGGTATGCGGAAGTAGCTTAATAAATTATCAAGTTCAGTTATTAAAATCTTGTGGAGCAGAAGAAATCTGTATAGCATTCGATAAACAGTTCCAAGAACTCGGAGATGATGAGTGGAAGAGCTGGACAAAGAAATTAAAAGATATAAATAAAAAATATGGAGATGAGATACAAATAAGTTTCTTGTTTGATAAATGGAACTTATTGGGCTATAAAGATAGTCCCATCGACCGAGGACCAGAAATATTTATGGAATTATTTAATAGAAGGGTGGTATTGTAATGGATAGAGAAATCATTGAATACAGACAAAAGCATCCTAAATGTAAGTGGTGCAAGTATTATAAACATCATTATGATGAAGTAGGAATAGACATATATTGTTATGATACTTGTGAATTAAAAGACAAAATTATTTATTTTATAAATTTATTAAGGTTATGTAAATATTATCAGGTAGAGGAGGAAGAAGAAAAGAATGAAATTAAAACTACTAGGAGTGAACAATCCAAATTATAGTACATTAGAACAAGTTTTAGTAAATAGAAAAATTCCTTACAATGAAACTCATCATTATATGAATACTTCTGACGCCGATATTTCTGATCCAACCGCATTTGGAGATTGTATAGAGAAAGGTGCAAAAATGTTAGTATCTAATATTCAACAAGAGTCAAACACCCTAGTTATTTGTGATTGCGATTGCGATGGTTTTACAGCGGCTGCACTTTTAATAAATTATTTGAACGACTCGTTTCCTAGTTTTGTACAAAATAATCTAAAATGGTATGTTCATGAAGGAAAACAACATGGGTTATCAGATTGTATGGATTATATAAATCAAAAAGATTTTAAATTTATTATCGTTCCAGATGCCGGTAGTAATGACTATGAATTACATAAAGAACTTAAAGATCGTGGAATTGATATTCTAGTAATGGATCACCACGAAGCTGAGTATGTCAGTGAAGATGCTTGTGTTATCAATAATCAGTTAAGCGATTACCCTAACAAAGAATTATCCGGAGTTGGAGTTACTTGGCAATTTTGTAGATATTTAGACAGATTATTAGGAACATCATATGCCGATTATTATATAGATTTGGTGGCTCTTGGGAATACAGGAGATATGATGAGTTTAACATCAATAGAAACAAAACATTTAATAAATAAAGGTTTTTTACCTGAAAATATCCACAACCCATATATTTATGAAATGTGGCAAAAAAATAAATTCAAGCTTGGAGAGCATATAACTTCGATTGATGCAGCGTTTTATATAGTTCCAATGATAAATGCAGTTCAAAGAAGTGGTAGTATTGAAGAAAAAGAATTATTATTCAAATCTATGTTAAAATCAGATGCTTTTAAAATGATACCTTCGAATAAAAGAGGACACAAACCAGGCGAAGAAGAAAGATTAGTAGACCAAGCAGTTAGAATGTCTACAAATGTAAAAAATAGACAAACAAGAACGCAAGATGCGGGAATGGAACTATTAGAGAAAAAAATTGAAAAAGAAGGTCTATTAAAACATAAAGTCTTATTATTTACATTAAAAGATGGGCAGGTAGATAGAAATATAGCTGGTTTAATTGCTAATAAACTTGCCGCAAAATATCAAAGACCTTGTTGCGTTATTACTGAAACTGATAATAATTATCAAGGAAGCGCAAGAGGATATGAAGCATCAGGATTAACTAATTTTAAAGATATATGTGAAGAAAGTGGCGTAGAATGGGCTCAAGGTCATCAAAACGCATTTGGTGTATGTATCGCCGCAGATAAATTAGAAAGTTTCATAGATAATACTGATAGAGCTCTTGCTGATATGAGTTCTGAACCAGTATATTATGTTGATTATATTTATACAGGCGGAGATGTAAATCCACAAGATATATTAACTATTGGTGGATTAAAAGAACTATGGGGAAAAGATTTTAATGAAGCAATGGTAGCAATAAAAGATTTGAAAGTTAGTAAAGATATGGTTCAAGTATATAGAAAATCAAGTAATACATTAAAAATTACTTTACCAAATAAAGTTAATATAATGAAGTTTAATGCTACTGATGAAGAATGTGAAATGTTAGAAAATCAAACTGGAGCTTATGTTCAAATGGATGTAGTAGGAACTTGTCATATAAACGAGTTCTTCGGAAATGTAACACCTCAGATTTTCATGGAAGAGTATGAGATTACAGGTTCTGGAAAATACTTATTCTAAAAGCATAAGCTTTTAGCTTTTTATTGATTTTAAATAATAATTATGATATAATATACATAGAAATAAAGAAAAAGGAGAAAAGAAATGATAAAAGATATTATTTTTAACTTTTTAGATTATATTGAAGAAAGATTTCACTTTACATCAAAAGATTTACAATTAGTAATGTGCTATACAACTTATCTTGAATTTTATAGAGAAGTTGGGTATGATTACCCCGCACAATTAGGATATAACAATGATAAAAATATTGAAATTTATTATGGTATGGCAGTAAGAAAAGATGAGGAAGCCCTACCAGGTCTTATTTATATAGTAAAAGATAAAGTTGTATTAGGAGTTTTTAAAGTAATATAAGGAGGCGTAAAAATGGAACTTAATGAAAAGCAAAGACAAGGTTTACAGATAGCAGTAGACCGCTATAATTCAGGGAAAAAATGCACTATTATTTCAGGGTATGCGGGTACTGGTAAATCTACATTAGTTAAGTTTATCATTTCCGCTCTACATGTTGAAGATAAAGATGTTGTTTATACTAGTTTCACAGGAAAAGCAACTCAAGTATTAGCAAAAAAAGGTAATACTAATACAAGGACTTTACATAAGCTATTGTTTATTAGTCATCCTAAACCAGATGGAACATATGTTAGAATTCCTGTAACAACTATTCCTTATAAAATAGTTGTAGTAGATGAGGTGTCTATGGTTCCAAAGCCATTGATGGAAAAACTAGCATCATACCCTAATATTTATATTTTATGTTTAGGCGATCCATTCCAATTGCCACCAATAAATAAAAATGAAGATAACCACTTACTTGACCATGCTCATATATTTTTAGATGAGGTTATGCGTCAAGAGGAAGGTTCTGAAATAGTTCAACTTTCTATGAAAATTAGAAATAGAGAGCCTATTGGTACTTATAAAGGAAAACAAGTTCAAATATTTTCAAGAGCAGAATTAAATACTGGCATGTTACAGTGGGCTGACCAGATATTAGTTGCTACTAATGATACTAGAAAAAAGATAAATGCTCAAATGAGAGAATTATTAGGTCACTCTGGAGATCCTGAAGACGGAGATAAAATTATTTGTTATAGAAATTATTGGGAAGATGAATGTCAGGGCGGCAGCGCCTTGGTAAATGGAACCATTGGGACAATAAAAGATAGTTACTCATCTTTTGAGATTATACCAGGAATGTTAAATAAACTTCACTATGGGCAACCTAGAAGAGTTGAAACATTAAACTGTGATTTTATTGAAGAAGGCGGGGAAGTTTATCCTAATTTAATTATGGATAAAAATATGATATTAACAGGAGAAAAAACTTTAGATTGGAAAACTGAATATGCTGTTAGTCAAAATAAATTATATAGACATTTACTACCATATGAATTTACTTATGGCTATGCTATCACAACTCATAAAGCTCAAGGTTCAGAGTGGGATAAAGTATTAGTTATCGAAGAAAAGTTCCCTTTTAATGAAGAAGAACATGCTAGATGGTTATATACAGCGGTAACTCGTGCGTCTGAAAAATTAGTTTTGATAAGGGCTGATTAAAATGAAATTAGCAATAAGTTATTTTTATCAAATTAGATTTTTTAAACCTTATATGATACCGGTAAGTACCGCAGTTTCAGATCCACAGTGGTATCATAATTTTCAAGACAAAAATTATATATTTTTAGACAAACGAGGAGTTGCTAATGGCTTTAGGTGTGAATTGCTTCATGGAGATGAAACGTGTTCAGGATTATGTTCCGGAAGAAAATATTGTTTAGATAACCCTAATAATTGCTTATTTTTAAAACAATATCGAAAACAACTAGATAAAATAAATATATTAGATTTTTTAAAAGAAACTTCTAATTTTGCGAAAAGGGTAAAAAAATGGATGGGATTTAAAGAAGAACCAATAGTTGTTTTTGTTGTCCATGAAGCACCATCCAATAAATGTAGTGAAAGAGAAGTTTTGTTAAAATATTTTGCAGATAATCATATTGACTGTTGTGAGCTCGAATATCCAATCAATAGCCGCGATCAATAAAAATAGAGTCATTTGATTTTTATTAAAAAATATGATATAATATATATAAGAAAGGTGGAAATATTTATGAATAAAAGGTTTGAAGTTCATAGTCATACTCACTATTCGAATTTAAGATTATTAGATTGTATTAATAGACCTAAAGATTTAATTAACAGAGCTATTGAGTTAGGATTAGCTGGTATAGCAATAACTGACCATGAAGCTTTATGTGGTCATATAGAAATAAATATGTATCAACAGGAGTTATTAAAAGAACATCCTGATTTTAAAGTGGCTTTAGGAAATGAAATATATTTAACTGATACTCGTGATATGGGACAAAGATATTATCACTTTATCTTAATAGCAAAAAATAAAGAAGGACATAGAGCATTAAGAGAATTATCTTCAAGAGCTTGGATGAATAGCTATTGGGATAGAGGTTTAGAAAGAGTTCCAACTTTAAAAAGTGATATAGAAGAAATTATGAAAAAATATCCTGGAACTTTAATAGCAACAACAGCATGTTTAGGTGGAGAATTAAGTGTTAACACTTTAAATTTAATAAATGCAGAAGCAACAGGAGATAAGAATGGTGCGGAAATAGCTCATAATAATATAGTTAATTTTATGCTATGGTGTAAAGAGATATTTAAAGATGATTTTTATGTAGAATGTGCGCCAGGTGCATCTAGAGATCAAATATTAGTAAATAAAAGATTAGTTTCTATTGCACAAGCATTTGGATTAAAAATGGTAATTGGTTCAGATGCCCATTACTTGAAAAAAGAAGATAGATATGTTCATAAAGCATATTTAAACTCAAAAGGTGGAGAAAGAGAAGTAGATGAATTCTATGAATTTGCATATCTTCAAACAAATGAAGAAATTATAGAAAATTTGAAAAAATCTGATTTTAGTGAAGATTACATAATGCAAATGTTTGATAATAGTTGTGGTATTTTTGAAAAAATAGAAAATTTTAGTTTAGCACATAAACAAACAATTCCAAAGGTTAGTGTACCTGATTATCCAAAGAAAAGTTTTGATAAAGAACATTATCCTATATTAGCATCTATGTTTGAATCAGATGATAAAGTAAATAGATATTGGGTTAATAAATGTGTAGATAAACTAGAAAAATTAGATTTATATAATGATACATATTTGAGTAGATTAGAGGAAGAAGCAGATATTAAACAAACAATAAGTGAAAAACTTGAAACAAATATGTTTAGTTATCCAGTAACTCTAGAACATTATGTTAATTTGTTCTGGGAGTGCGGAAGTATGGTTGGAGCAGGACGTGGATCAAGTTGTTCAGGTTTAAACCATTATCTTTTAGGAATAACTCAATTGGATCCGATTAAATGGAATCTTCCATTCTGGAGATATTTGAATAAAGAAAGAGTCGAATTAGGAGATATAGATTTAGATTTATGTCCAAGTAAAAGACCAAGAATATTAAATGAAATTAAAAAAGAAAGAGGTCAATTCTTTAGACCTGATATAGATGAATTAAGTAGAGAAAATTTAGGTTGTACTTTAATAGCAACATTTGGAACTGAAGGAACTCGTTCAACAATTTTAACAGCTTGTAGAGGTTATCGTGCAGAAGGATTCCCAGATGGTATAGATGTTGATACAGCTCAATATTTATCATCATTAATTCCTAGTGAACGTGGATTTTTATGGTCATTAAGTGATGTTATTAATGGTAATCCTGAAAAAGATAGAAAACCAATAACTTTATTTATAAATGAAGTTAATCAATATCCTGGATTATTAGATATAATGATTGGTATTGAAGGTTTAGTAAATAAAAGAAGTAGCCATGCTTCAGGAGTAATATTATTTGATGAAGATCCATATGAATTTGGTTCATTTATGAGAACTCCAAAAGGAGAAATTATTACAGCATATGATTTACATATGTGTGAAGCAGCAGGTATGACAAAATATGACTTCTTAGTAACAGAAGTTCAAGATAAGTTAACAGAAGCAATAAGATTATTGCAAGATTATGGAGAAGTTGAAAGTGATTTAACATTAAGAGAAATTTATGATAAATATTTTCACCCAAATGTTCTTCCTATTGAAGATCAAAATATATGGAAAGCTCTTCAAGAAAATAGTGTTTTAAATATCTTTCAATTTGATAGTGAAGTAGGTAGTCAAGCAGCAAAGAAAATTAAACCCAAGTCAATGTTAGAGATGGCGGATGCAAATGGATTAATGAGACTTATGACTGCCGAAAAAGGTCAAGAATCTCCAATGGATAAATACATTAGATATAAAAATAATATTAACCTATGGTATCAAGAGATGGATAATTATGGATTGACAAAACAAGAGCAAGAATATCTTAAACCTTATTTTGAAAGTTCATATGGAGTTCCACCAAGTCAAGAGCAATTAATGAGAATGTTAATGGACGAACATTTATGTCATTTCTCACTTAAAGATGCGAATGCAGCTCGTAAGGTTGTAGGTAAGAAACAAATGAACAAAATCCCAGCATTAAGACAACAAGTATTAGACCAGGCGGCAAGCCCTTGTTTAGGAAATTATATCTGGACATGTGGAGTTGGACCTCAAATGGGATATTCATTTAGTATCATTCACGCATTAGCATATTCATTTATAGGTTTTCAAACAATGTACATAGCAACAAGATGGAATCCGATATATTGGAATACAGCATGTTTAATTGTTAATAGCGGAAGTCTTGAAGAAGAAAGTGATTTTGAAGAAGATGAAGATACAGGTGAAGTAGCAAAGAAAAAAGAGAAAACAACTGATTATGGAAAAATTGCAAAAGCACTTGGAGATATTATAGGAAAAGGAATTAAAGTAAGTTTAGTAGATATAAATAAATCAAGTTATAGTTTTGAACCAGATGCAGATAATAATGTAATATTATTTGGTATGAAAGCATTAAGTAATGTAGGAGGTCCAATAATAGATCAAATTATTGCGAATAGACCATATATTGGAATAGCAGACTTTATGGCAAGATGTCCATTAAATAAAAGTGCAATGTTTAGTTTAATTAAAGCTGGTGCATTTGATAAACTAGAAGAAAAATGGGCTAAAGAGCTGGGAGTAGAACCAAGACAATTAGTTATGACATATTATATCTCAAAAGTTTGTGAAGCAAAGAAAAGAATAACATTACAAAACTTTAATGGTTTGATACAACATGATTTAATTCCTGAAGAATTAGATTTACAAAAGAGAGTATTTAACTTTACAAAATATTTAAAAGCAAATAAAAAAGTTGGTAAATACTTCGTATTTGATAATATATGTGAAGAATTTTATAGTAAATATTTTGATATGGATTTATTAGAAGTTATAAATGGATTAACTTGTATAGAACAAACTAAATGGGAAAAAATTTATAAATCAACAATGGATAAAGCAAGAGACTGGATAAAAGAAAATCAAAGTGAAATTCTAGAAAAATTCAATACAATATTATTTAAAGAGATGTGGGATAAATATGCAGGAAAGAGTATTAGTGCGTATGAAATGGAATCTTTATGTTTCTATTATCATGAGCATGAATTGAAAAATGTTAAAATGAATAAATATGGTATAGTAGATTTTAATGATTTATCACCAGAACCTGCAATAGATTACTTCTTTAAGAGAAATGGAAGAGATTTACCTATCTATAAAATAAGTAAAATTATTGGAACTGTTATTGGAAAGAATGACACACGTTCATCAGTAACATTATTAACAACAACAGGAGTAGTAAATGTAAAGTTTACAAAAGAATATTTTGCAATGTATAACCGCCAATTGTCAGAGAAACAACCTGATGGAACTAAAAAAGTAGTTGAAAAAGGTTGGTTTACAAGAGGTGTTAAGTTATTAGTGGCTGGATATAGACGTGATGATACATTTGTAGCAAAAACTTACAAAAATAATGGTTTCCATCAAATATATAAAATTGTGAATGTAACTAATAATGGAGAATTAGAGTTAGTTCATGATAGACAAGGAATGAGCGACGATGAATAAAATAAAAGTTATCGCTCTTTTTGGGAAAAGTGCTAGCGGAAAGGACAGTATTCAGAAATGGATAATTAAGTCCTTCCCATCCGCAACACACAGTATCATAAGCTGTACGACTAGACCAAGAAGAGATTATGAAGAAGATAAAAAAGATTATTTCTTTTTAACAAATGAAGAATTTACAAACAAAGTTTTAGATGGTTCAATGCTAGAAGCAACAGAGTTCAATAATTGGTTTTATGGAACTCCAATAGAAGCATTAGATAAAGATAAAATTAATGTTGGCGTTTTCAATCCTGCGGGAATTGATGCTCTTTTATCTGACTCCCGCATAGAAGTTATTCCTCTTTATATTTTAGCTCCTGATAAAATCAGACTATTAAGAAGTTTAAATCGTGAGGAGAATCCCGATTGTGCGGAAATTTGTAGAAGATATTTTACTGATGCAGAGGATTTTGCAGATATTGAATGAGATTATATTCCTATATTTAACACTGGAACTACTTTTGAATTTGATTTAAACGCATATGCAGACTACATATATAATTTTGATAAGATTTATGCCGAGTTAGGCGCGGAAGATTAAGGTCTAAATAAATTAATTATCATATGCAAACTTTTAAATATAACTAAGGAAACGTTTGACATCCTTAAAATATTTTAAATAACTAGGAGGTAAAAATGAAACAAGTCAAAAAAAGAGATGGTCGAATCGTAGATTTCGATCCAAAGAAGATTGAGAGAGCTATTCTTGCAGCATTCATCGATGTTGATGGTGAAGCTTCAGATTACGCAAAAGAAAAAGCTGCGAACATAGCAAGTTATATTGAAGGGTATTATTTAGATGTAGATGAAATCCCTGAAATCGAAGATATTCAAGATTTAGTTGAGAAAGGTCTAATGGCAACAAAAAGAAAAGATGTGGCTAAAAACTATATCTTATACAGAGAAGAAAGAACTAAAATTAGAAACAAAAATTCACAACTAATGAAAAATATCAAAGAAAAAGTAGAAGCATCTGACGTTCAAAATCAAAATGCTAATGTTGATGAATATTCGTTCGGAGGTAGAATGGGTGAAGCTAGAAGCGAATTAATGAAAGATTATGCTTTAAATTATATTATATCACCAATGGCTAGAGAAAACCATTTAAACAATGAAATTTATATTCATGATTTAGATGCGTACGCAGTAGGTATGCATAATTGTCTAACTATTCCTTTTGATAAATTATTAGCAGAAGGTTTCAATACTAGACAAACCGATGTAAGACCTGCTCGTTCAGTTAATACTGCATTTCAATTAGTAGCTGTATTATTCCAATTACAATCATTACAACAATTTGGCGGAGTTAGTGCAAGTCATTTAGATTGGACCATGGTTCCATATGTTAGATTATCATTTAAAAAACACTTTAATGAAGGTATGAAATATATCGAAGAAAGTGATTTAAGGCAAGAATCAGATGAACTTCCTATCGACGCAGATTTTTATAAACAATTTTCAAAAGCATATCAATATGCTTTAGATATGACTGAAAAAGAATTAATGCAAGCTGTACAAGGAATGTATCACAATTTAAATACATTACAAAGTAGAAGCGGAAACCAATTACCATTTACTTCAATTAATTATGGAACTTGCACTTTACCTGAAGGTAGAATGGTTACAAAAGCATTGTTAGAGGGTTCTATTGAAGGCGTTGGAAAAGTTAGAAAAACTCCAATATTCCCTTGTGGTATATTCCAATGTATGAAAGGTGTCAACCGTAAACCAGGAGACCCAAACTATGATTTATTTAAGCTAGCTTTAAAATCAACAGCCCAAAGATTATATCCAAATTATGTTAATATAGATTGGTCTGTAAATGCAGGATATGATCGCAATGATCCGAAAACTTATGTATCAACTATGGGTTGTAGAACTTATAACGGGGCAGACATAAATGCTGAACCAGGAACTAATCCACAAACAAAGGATGGCCGCGGAAACATTTGTCCTGTTACTATTGTTATGCCTACTCTTGCTATGAAAGCTAAGGAATACTATGGAAAAACATTAACTCAAGCCGGTCCTGAAGATACTGTAAAATCCCTAGAAACTGATTTTATGGAATTATTGGATAAAAAAATTCATGAAGCAAGGGATATGTTAGTTGAAAGATATAATTGGATAATTAGCCAAGATCCAAGTTCAGCAAAATTTATGTATGAAAATGGTGTTATGTTAGGATATGACGGAAAAACAGTAGAAAGTGCTATGAAACATGGAACTTTGGCTATTGGACAAATTGGATTAGCTGAAACACTACAAATTTTAATTGGAAAAGACCATACAACAGAAGAAGGTATGGAATTAGCAAAAAGAATTGAACAATTATTTAAAGATAGATGCGCTCAATTTAAAAAAGAACTACACTTAAATATTGGTGTCTATTATACGCCAGCTGAAAATATGTGCTATACATCTATGAAGAAATTTAAAAAACAATATGGAGAAATTCCTAATGTAAGTGATAAAGACTATTTCACAAATAGTATTCATGTTCCAGTATGGAAAGAAATGAGTCCATTTGAAAAAATTGATATAGAGAGTCAATTAACAGGATACTCAAATGCTGGATGTATTACATATGTTGAATTAGATGGTGGAGTTAAAAATAATTTAGATGCATTAGAAACAATAGTAAACTATGCTATGGATAAAGATATTCCATATTTTGCTATTAATGTTCCAAATGATACATGTTTAGATTGTGGTTATACTGATGAATTTAATGATAAATGTCCTATGTGCGGAAGCACTCATATACAACAATTACGTAGAGTTACAGGATATTTAACAGGAGATTATAAAACAGCATTTAATAAAGGAAAACAGCAAGAGACTGAAATGAGATATAAACATTCTAAATTATTAGAGGGTTGGAATGATTAGAATTGCGGGAATCGTCGGGGATGATGTCGTAAATGGTGAAGGAGTAAGCGTAAGTCTATTTCTTCAAGGATGTCCATTCCACTGCAAGGGATGTCATAATCCTGAAACATGGGATTCTAAAGGCGGCATCCCGCGCGATTATAATGACTTAATAAATGAAATATTAGAAAAATTATCTAAAAATGGAATTAATAGAAACTTGAATATATTAGGTGGAGAAACTTTAGATAGCTATGAAAAGATAGAATTTCTTAATTTATTATTACCTATTGTAAGGAAACAAAATCCTGATATAAAAATATTATTATGGTCAGGTTATACTTTAGATAAAATATTAGAAATGAGATTAGGAAATATATTGAATAATATAGATTACTTAATAGACGGCCCTTTTAAAATCGAGGAACGCGACATAACATTAAAATGGCGCGGCAGCCGCAATCAAAGAATTATAGATATAAAAAATGGGCTAGCCATAATAGACTAGCCTTTTTTATTTTGAAAGAAGAGTGAAAATCATATGCGAAAAGTTACTAGAGAAATGATAAAAGACTATGATTTAAAGAAAAAAGGTTATGATTTTATGGGTTATACCTTTGATACTATAAATGAATTAAGCTTTCATCATTTAATTGTACCTAAAAGAGAAAGTAGAAAAAAAGGCATCGGAGAAGGATATGTCAAATGGAATGGAGCTTTATTAAATCAAGATACTTCGCATCCTTATTTACATACTATTGAAAGATTTGATAGAGAATTATTTCTTGAAATAACAAAAGAAATGGTTGAAGAAAACTTACGTGGAGAGATAAATATTGAAAATCTAAAAAGAATTAGAGAAATGCTATTATGGTTTGAAGCACATTATGACGATATTTATAGTTCATCTGGAAAGGAGATTATCAAACCTGAGTTTAAAACAAAAAGATTAGTATTGCCAGGTTTTGAAGAAAGAAGAAGATAATGTATTCTTGGGAAATATATAAATTTTTAGAAGAAAGAGGATATTATATTGGCGGAGATGATTTAATAAAAGTCACTTCCGTAAAAGAAAACCCCCAATTAAATCATATTAAATACGACCCCTATCAAAACAGATACGAGATGTGGGATAAAGAAGGAAACTATTTTAACTTTGCGCCAATGCCTTATACTGAGGCTGAAGAAAAAGGTTTAGTAAAAAAGAAAGTGTTGAAAAGATAGGATTTATATTCTATCTTTTTTCTTTTTTATTGACAATAGACAAAAATAATGATATAATATATATATGAAAGGAATGAAAAGAAATGATAAAAAAAATATTACAATATCCACAAGATAAAGACATATTATTACAAAAAAGCGAAGAAGTAAAAAATATAGATGAGATAAAAGATTTAATACAAGATATGAAAGATACTTTAAATTCCGATCCATCAGGGGCTGGGATTTCCGCAGTTCAAATTGGAGAATTAAAAAGAGTATGTATTATAAAATATGATAATAAAGAATATACTTTAATAAATCCTGTAATTACATGGAAAAGAAGTGGAGCTAATGGAATAAAACCTTTTAAAGAAGGTTGTTTAAGTGCGCCTGGAGTATATACTATTGTCAATAGACCTCAAAAAGTTGTTTGTGAATACTTAGATGAGAACGGAGAAACACAAAAACTAGACCAAGGCGGTTGGTTAAGTGCGATTATACAACATGAACTAGATCATTTAGAAGGCTTCTGCGAAGTATTTAAAGCAGTTGATAAACAAAATCAATAGAAGGAGGTTTATAATATATGGAACAGATGAAAATTAGGGGCATAGAAGTAACTTGCTATCCTGATAAAATAAAAATTGAGAAATCATATATTATAAATAATAAAGAAAAAATGGAATTGATACTAGAATCTATTTTTGAAAGAACTGAAGAGTTTTTTGTGAGTAGAAAAATGGAAACTTTTATTAAAGAGTGGAGGTATCATAACCGTTTATATAAAATGCACATTTTTAGAAAAAGAAATAAGAATTTGATTTTAAAAAAAGAACAATCTAGTTGGAGTAAATTTATGTGCGTAATATTAGGTTTTTAAGGAGAGATACAATGAGTGAAATTGGTATGGGAACATTATACGATTTAAACAAGATGGCTGTTGAACAAGGTGAAGTAGCTCTTGTTGGCGAAATGTTAGAAGAAAAAAAAGAATTAATAATGGAATTTCTAAAAGATACTAATGCAATTTATTATATGTTATTATCAAATGAAAGAAAAGATTACACTATCTTTAGAAACGAAATGAGAAATTTTGATGAAGAAAAATTAAAATTTGAAATAAGTGAATTAATGGAGTGTCTATTAAATAGAGGCTTAATTAAAGGAATAGACTTAACAAAAGATGAACAAGCAATAGAAATCTGGTTATCAATAGACGGAGAAGCATTTGTTTATTATTTCTTCCCATATGATAACGCAGTTATAGAAATTTAGTAAAGGAGGCGGAAACGCGTGAAAAGAATAATTATTTTTAATAAAATGTTTGTTTCTACAAGACGTATGGCCGTTATTGAAGATAACAATATTATTGAAGACGTTATTGCAACTCCTGAAGCTTTAATTGAAACTGTATTTAGTTTAGCTAATAGATATGATATAGATACAGTAGAAATAAAAGGTTCTAAAGTCTTTTCAAAAGGATTAGAAAAAGACCTTACACAAGCTATGGGAACTACTAAATATAGTAGAAAATTAAATATAAGCATTATATAAAAGAAAGGAACTAAATATGAAATACTTAATTACGACAACAGAAGTGTATAGAGTAGATACAGAAGAACAAGTTAAACAAATTATTGAAGAAGCTAAAACTGATAATCATTTTATCGTTACTAAATATACAAGTCAATACAAAGAAAGAAAACAAAAAGGTGAAGTTGTAGACTCTTGGTGGAAACTTTCAATAACAAAACAATTCACTGATGAAAAAGAACCAGAATTTCAAACAGAAATTCAATATAATAATAGTTTGGAGAGTGCTTTTTAATGGAAATTAATGTTAAGAAATTAAGGGATAATGCAACATTACCAACTCGTGGTAGTGAATATGCTGCAGGATATGATTTATATGCAGCAATCGATGAAGCAGTAGTAATTGGACCTCATGAAACTGCAAAAATAGGTACAGGATTAGCATTTGCTTTACCTGATGGTGTATTTGCGGCAATCTTCGCTAGAAGCGGATTAGCTACAAAACAAGGTTTAAGACCTGCTAACTGCGTAGGAGTTTGTGATTCAGATTACAGAGGAGAATATATAGTTGCTTTACATAACGACAGTGAAGAAATTAGAACTATTGAACCTCAAGAAAGAATTGCACAAATGATATTAATGTCATATAATAATATGATTTTTCATGAAGTAGATGAACTAAGTGAAACTGATCGCGGTGAAGGTGGATTTGGAAGTACAGGGCAATAATGAGTTTCTTTATTAACCATATGGCGACTATGACAGCTCTTCAGACAACTACAATGATGATGCAACATAATCATAGACGTCAAAGAGAAGAAGATGAGCGTCGTAAAAAAAGACAAGAAGAAGAATTAAAAAAATCTAATTACGACGCTACTAAAACAACTGCCTCAAAAGCATATATACCTAAACATGCAAAAAAAGAAGATTTAACAGAAGAAGAAATAAACTTAATGTCAATATAAGGAGGGCATATGAAATATTTAATAACAGGAAGTGGCTTCTTAGCTAAACACCTTATAAAAGAATTATTAAAAAAAGAAGAAACAGATAAAATCGTTATTTTCTCAAGAGCTGAAAAAGAACAATGGGAAGTTAAAAAATATTTTAATAATCCTAAATTAGATTTTATCATTGGAGATATTAGAGATTACCAAGCTATATTTGATGCAATGAAAGATGTAGATTATTGTATCCATACAGGGGCTATAAAAAGAATTGAAGTAGCTGAAAAACAACCTATGGAAGCAATAAAAACAAATGTTATTGGTAGTATGAATGTTATAAATGCGGCAATCGCAAATAAAGTTAAAAAATTAATTTTAATTTCTACTGATAAAGCGACTTCCGCAACAACTTGCTATGGTAGTACAAAATTTTTAATGGAATGTATGGCTTACGCAAATGAAACTGATACAGATATAATTTGCACTAGATATGGAAACGTATTTGGGTCTACAGGAAGTGTAGTTCCAATTTTTGACGATTTAGTAAAACAAAATAAACCTTTAACAGTTAGAAATGGTGAAATGACTAGATTTTTTATGCCTATTGAAAAATGTGTAAATATAGTTATGGATGCTTTAAAAGATGGTAAAAATCAAGAATTATGGGTTTATGAAAGTAAAGCTTGCACTATTAAAGAATTAGCAGATGCTTTTAGTGATAATCAAATCATTACAGGAACTGAAAGTATAGAAAAAAATGATGAGGCTCTTGTAACAATTACGGAGTTAAATCATAGTAAAAAATATAAAGATTATCTTATTATTCATAAAGACTATGCAAGCGAACAAGAATATAACACTCCATTAACTAGCTATACTGCTCAACGACTTACACAAGAAGAAATTAAAGAAATGATTGAAAATTGGAGAAAAAATGTTTAGTATTATAATGATGTCTTGCGATAAATATAAATGTTTAACTCCTGCCTTCAATCATTGTGTAGATGAATATTATCCTAATCATCCTCGTATAGAGTATGTCTATGGAGATGGATGTTGGACACAAAGACTAAGAGAAAAATTACAATATATGATTGATGATTATGTCTTATTTATGTTAGATGATATGTTAATTAGAGAACCTGTAAACATAGATTTAATAGAAGATGCTTTAAAAGTTCTTGAAAATGATGAAAAAGTAGCCGTAGTTAATTTTGAAAAAAACTACCGTGAAGCTAATCCTTATTCAAAGAACTGGGATGAACAAAAGCATAATCAAATGTATCTTCACAGCTGTCAACCTAGCATATGGCGTAGAACTGCGTTAATTGATAATTTATCTAAGAATGAAGATGCTTGGTCTTGGGAAATGACATGGATAAACAATGGTTGGAAATATTTAATAAATAAAGATGCAGATATAATTAATGTAGGTCGTACTAATGATTTAAACTGGGGTGTAGCAAGAGGAAAAGTAACAGACGAATTTAAAAATTTTCTAATTTATGAAAATATATATTCAAATGAAATTAAGGAGTGTTTCAAATGCGATTAAGTATAATTACACCATATTATAATTGTTTAAATAGAATAAAAAATCTTGCTCAAAAATTACAACCTCAATTAAATGAAGAAGTGGAATGGATTATCATAGATGATGGTTGTCATGAAAAAGAACTAGATGATTTTAAAGCAATAATTATTCATTTACAAAACAATTCAGGATGTGCGGGAATACCTCGTAATTATGGATTAGATATTGCTAAAGGAGATTATATAACTTTTATTGATGCAGATGATTTAGTTGCATCAACGTTTGTAAAAAAGATTTTAAATAAAATAAATGAAACAACTTTTGATTACTGTTTTATGAGTTGGCGTCAACAAGAAGGTTTGTTTTCAATTAATGCTACTCAAGGCAGACCTGATTGGAATTGTAGTGTTTGGGGAGTAGTTTACAAAGCTGAAAATTTAAAAAATATTCGTTTTAATAATAAAAAATTTGCAGAAGATTTTGACTTCAATGCACAGGCTTTAAAAGGTAAACAAGAAACTATCCCTGAATACTTATATTATTATGCAAGTAATGAAAATGGACTTTCATCACAACAAGGAGGGGTAAACAATGATTAAAAACGTTTTTTACTTCCATCACTTGAACGTTATCGGTGGAGTTGAAAATATGTTTTATGAGCTAGGTAAAAAGTATAAAGACTGGGATATAGTTGTTTATTATGGTTCAGGAGATAAAAATCAAATTGCAAGATTAAAACAATTTGTAGATGTAAGAAAATATGAAACAGGACAAATAATAGAATGTGAAAAAGTTTTTTTCAACTATCAAGCCTCTATTATTAATAATGTAAAAGCTAAAGAATATTATATGATAATCCACGCTGATTATAAAGCACAAGGAATAGAACCTCCAAAAGTACCTAAATATGTAAAATATATTGGAGTAAGTCAAGCAGTATGCGACAGTTTCACAGAAATATCTGGAAAGCCTTGTGAATTATGTTACAATCCAATAACAATAGATCCGCCTAAAAGAATCTTAAAGCTAGTTTCCGCAACTAGATTAACAAAAGAAAAAGGGTATAAAAGAATGTGTGCTTTAGCTAAGGCTCTTGATGATGCGGGAATCCCTTATACTTGGTACGTTTATACTAATAGTAAAGAAACAATACCTAGTCCAAATGTAAAATATATGGCACCAACTCTAGATATAAATACTCAACTTGCGCAAGCAGATTATGTAGTTCAATTAAGTGATTCTGAATCCTTTTGTTATACAATGATTCAAGCATTGTTATTACATATTCCAATTATAGTAACTCCTTGGGAATGCTTAAAAGAATTAGGCATTACAGAAGAATATGGTTTTATACTACCTTTTGATATGAAAAATATTCCCATTAAAGAAATTTATGAAAAAAGATTTAATTTTGATTATCAACCTCCTAAAGATCGTTGGGATGAGATTTTAGAGCCAGGAAATTCACAATATCAATATGATTTAAAATGTAAATATAAAGTTAGGGCAACAAGTTTATATAAAGAAAGAAATTGCACTGATGGAGAATTAGGTTTCGTTCCTAAACCAGGATATGAGTGGACGGTTTCAAAAATTAGATATGATACATTATCTGGAAATAATAGAAATCATTTGAGATATGTTACCCTAGTTGAAAAAATTCCTCCTGAAGAAGAAAAACCTAAAAGTAAATATAAAGTAGTTAATAAGATGGATAAATAGTATCCATCTTTTTTTTATGGAACGAATGGCGCGCGAACAATCGTCAACTCAAAATCAAAAAGCCATTTGGAATTTTTTAAATCGAAAATAATTTCTTGACAAATTCAATATTTTTTGATATAATGTAGATATAGGAAATAAAGGAGGAGATTTAATGAAATTATTATCGTTAGATTTAAGTACAAAAAGTTCTGGATGGGCAATCTTCGCAGATGGCGACTTAAAAGACCACGGATGTATTACATCTTCTTCAACAGACTTAATAAAAAGAATTCACATTATGGCAGATGCTATCGATGAAATTTTACAAAATAATGAAATTGATAAAATCATAGTAGAAGAAGTTAGACCTGAAGGCGGATATGGGGTAGGTAATCAAAAAACTCATAAAGCGTTAATGTATCTTCAGGCTGCGTTAGAATTTTTAATCCATGATAAATACAATAAAAAAGTTGTTATTGAATATATATATCCTAGTTCATGGAGAGCGGCATGCGGAATTAAAAATGGTAGAGGTATAAAAAGAACCTCATTAAAAGAAGCGGATATCGCCTTTGTAGAAGAACAATACGGGATAAAAGTAAATGATGACGAGGCTGATGCAATATGTATCGGATTTGCGCAATTTAAAAATGAACCTAATGAAATTAATTGGGGATAAAAATAACAAACAAAAATTACAAGTGGTAAGATTTTTTATCATAAGTTTTCTTTTTCTTATTTTTAAAATAAATACAATTTAAAATTGCATAAAAAAAATGACTCAAGAGTTTTAAAATCTCTTGAGTCTTTTTTAGTTTTTATAACTTTTCAATTGCTCTAGTAGCTGAGACAGACATTGTGCTGCCAACGTCTAAAGGTAAAGATATAGTTTTAATAATAAAATCACCTGAAATATCAGCTTCTATATCTCTAACTCCAATTCTAATATTTGGTTCTAAATAATATAATGGTATCATACTTAAATTAATTTGTTCATTATATCCTGTATAATTATATAATAACATTTTTACTTCTTCAAAACATCCGTTAGAAGCACCACCAGTCGCTAAAGTATTAAAGATTGCTGGTTCAACTTGAATGTATGCTTGACCTTTCTTTTCACATTCTTCTCTTTTTTCTCTAGTGTCTTCTTGTCCACTTTCAATAATAACATAGTCAGGAATAACAGGTTCAAACACACAATTAAATCCATCATTACTTTCTACCATAGATCTTCTACCAATGGCATTTACATTAAATTGAGAAATTGCTGCATCTGAATCAATAAAATCTAGGAAATAATCCATATTACTTGGGTTAGCTAATATTTCATCTTTAAATCCACCTGTGTAGATAATATTTCCTTGCGTATCTAAATAATGATTTTTCTTCATATCATATATCTTTGGCCATTCGGCAGCTAACTCTGGATAGTAATAATTACTTGAAACTCCTAGAGGTTCTGCGGCTGCACCTTGAAGATATAATTCAGAACGCCAGTCTGTAGTTTGAACTTTATCCATTGCAATTAAACTTGTTTCTACATATTCATATTGAGTTGCGGCAATCGCTGCATAATCTTCGTTATAATCATATGTAAGAACATTTTCTTGATTAATATAATCGTCTTTATAACCTTCTTGGGCGGTAATAGCTTCTACTATTTCGGCTCTTCGAGCTTCTAGTGGCGCTAATTTGTTATTTAAACGAGTTAAATTTTGTTCCATTACCATAATATCTCCAGTTAATTGTTGAGCAATATCTAGGTGAGTTTGGATAATATCAGGTAATTCCGCAATTTCTTTATTTATAGTTCTTAATTTTTTCTCTTGAACCCTCAATTCAACTTTAACATCTGCAATCTCTTGTGAATATGTATTAGTCATATATGTTAATTCTATTTGAGATGAGATGTCATTTGAAATAATTGTTTCTGGATTATAAGTTTTTAAAATTCCTACTGAAGCTATTTCAGTTTTTTTAGGTGTAGCTAATTTATAGTAAACCTCAACAGGAATAGCAAATTGAGTTAAACTATTTATAATCCAATCATTAAATTCTTCTTTTGTAGTAATATTCATACTTCTAGGAACTCTAACAGAAATCATGGTTCCAGTCACGTCTATCCTACAATCTTCTGTATTAGGAAAATAACTTGAATAAGTTGTAGCAGTTACTCCGGCTTCAATAGAAGCATCATAACTAAATTCAATATAATCTGAAGTTGTAGTTGTTACAATCCAATTTTCATATCCTAATAAAGTATATTTTCCATAATTATTAGTTAATATTCCATCTTCAATATAATCGTCTGCAAGAGCAAAATTTCCATTTCCTAAATAATAATATAAAGTATTTTCTAATCCTGTTCTTGTACTTGCGGTAATAGATATACTACTTGTTAAAGGGAATACTTGTATAGGTCTAGTCATTGATGGAGTAGCTCTTTGAGTTGTTTTACCATAAACTTTAATTGATAATATATTTGCGTTTTCTGCGTTTGTTACATCAATTAATTCTCCATTGGTTGTTGCCTTATTTAAATCTATTAACTCGGCTAGCTCATCATTCAAGTTAGCGATTTCCGCTTCAACGATAGGTTTTTGTTTTAAATCCTCATCGTATTGATCTTGAAGAGCATCCGCCTCATCTAAGTTTCTTTGCTTTTGTCTTTCAGCTTCATTTTTCTCGTTTGTAGTTTTAGCAATATTTTGTTCAATAGGGGTAATTGTATTATTCACTTCAACAAGTGAGTTTTGTAAACTGCTAATAGTACCATCGGTGTTTTCAATATCTGAATGTATACCTTGTAAATCGGCATAATATGTAGTAGAAAGTTCATCTAATTCCTTCTGTACTTCTCTAAAGTGTTCTGATGTCTTATCTAATCCCCAATTATATGTCTTTGCTGTTGAATTATCAACATATACAACACTTTGTTCTCCTGTTTGCGGGAATTCGCTCTTAGTGCTATAAGGCTCGATCTCTCCGCCAGAAACAATTACAAAATCTTCTATTTCGCCATCCCATTTATAAATGATGCTAGATGCTTTATCCATATAAAAACATCCTTCTGCTCCTTTAGTTGGAAAATGACTTTTATCTACAAACTCAATAGGAACTTTAGCTTTTGTTAATCCATCATCTGGGTCATCATAGAAAAATACATTATATATATTTCCTGTTTGTGGCTTAGTATCAATAGCTAAATGATAACGAATAGGAACTTTAATTCCTTCTGTATTTTGTCTAATTCCCCAAACAACATAATCATTTTTAATATTACTATAATTTGGTGAATTAGAATAGTTTGTAAATAATGTGCTGTCTTTAAAATTATAAACATCTTGTCCTTTTGAAATATCTACTAGATATTGTTCATTATGCATATTGTTTAAGTCTGTTGTTGCTTGAGTAATGTTTAAATAATTTTTAATTTCTTGGAAATGAAAGTTTCCATCCACATCATAAAAGTATTCATAATTGCCTAATGTAGCTTTTATTTTATCTAAAATAGTACAAATTGTATCTCCTGGGTTTGCAATTAAATCTCCAGGATAGGTAAAGTCTGTAAAGATATATCCAACATCTTCACCCCAATTATATTCTGTATGAGCATATTGTTCAGCTATAGATTTATTAGTTGTTATATGATATTGACCTTCATCGTTATAAGCATAAATTGGAGTATCTCCAATCCAACGCATAGCACATTTAATTCTTTCATCAATATCTTTTATAATAATTTTACCTAATTGTTCATTTCCCCAATGGTTTACTAATTCTCGAATGATTTGAACAATAGTAGGTCTTAATGTAACATATGCACCTGATTCATCAATAGTATCATATCTATCGAATTGAATTGATGAGGGTAGGACTCCACCGCACGTACCATTTAATAAACACATCTTGTCTTGCAAGTTAATATCTAACGTAATTCCGCTTGTACTGTGTGAAGTCCCACATGCTGTAATTACATATATTCCTTGAGGTTGCCATATAATATCATAATCAGTATATTTATCTGTATTATTTTTTAAACCCACCTCAAGAAAAACTTTTTTGTTTATTGAAATCATATTGTTTGGATCAGTAATCCTCATATAATTTTCTTTATAAACATACATTGATAAATTACAAGTTCTTCTTACTGCGGAGTCGCCGTTCAAGTTAATAGAACCTCCGGTAGTAAGACCTTGAATTTCTTCTATTGGATTTTCTTCCCAGTCTAATAATGTAATTTTTACATATTGGGTTTGTTGTCTATCTGAGTTTATTTTTTCTAAAAAATCTGAGTCATTTAAATATACATAATTACGTTTCATAATTAGTATCTTCCTTCAATAATTTTATAGGTATCATAGTTATCAATAGAACAAGAATCTATTTCATAAGCAGTTCCGCTAAATGACCAAAGACGTCTGCCTAAAGTAGTTTCTGGTGAGAAGCTTAAATCCATAATTCTAATTAAATAATTTCCTTCAGTTGGAGATCTGAATAACATAACTTCTCCTGAGTATAAGAAATCCATAACCGCTTCTCTAAAAGCTCTTTCATATACTACATCTGAATGTCTATTGATTTCATATTGTTCATTATACTCTTGATAGAAATTTCTATTTTCTCCATAAAGTTCTTTTTTAGATGTGAATTTTCTATTTTCATCCATTTCAGAAGATATAAGTCCTCCAATAGGAAATGAAACATAATTCATATCTCCATTTCTTTTTATAAAAGGGAATGGAGAACCAATAGTATCAGTTCTTGTTTCGTTAATATTTCTTTTAATTGAACTTAATGATGGATTAAATTTTACTTTTAATTGTCTTTCTGCGGTTGTTAAAAATATATCATCTAAAACAATCATAACAGGTTTTGCGATTTCAGTTATCTTACCTCTTGTTCCATCTGGTAATACAACTTGAGCACAGTAACTATACCATACTCCACTTTCAACAGTAAAATCAGACCATGTAATATCTACCTCTTGAACATTTAAAATACTTTCTGTATGAATATCTTCCCATATTGTGAAATTTTCTTTACTAGAACTTCTTCTAATAACAATATTTCCTGATACTGGAGTTTGGTCTGTACTTCTTCTAACTTGAATATCTATATTTCCATCTTCAGGGCGGATATACCCTGTTAAAAGTAAATTATAAGATTGAGTATTTCCTTGTATCATTCTAAAATTATAAGTAGAAGTTTCTGAATAAAGATTTTGAGTTGTATATTCAAGAGTATAATAATAAGAAGTATCTACTTTAAAATTGTATTTAAAAGTATAACTGATAGTATTTACATTATTATAATTGCTTGTAAATATATCTCCGCTATCAGTTAATAAATTATCGTCAGTATCATATAATTTTATTCTATAACTTTTTAAAGTTTCATTTTCATTTTCATCAGCAAAAGTTAAAGAGCCATTTATTTGAGTATTTTGAACACTCCAATCAATTTCTCTTGTTTGTGCGGGGTCCCAGTCTAAAAGCTCTAGACTTGGTTTAGAAATTCCTCTAATTAAACATACGCTTGACCATTCTGAAAAGTGGTCTAAGTTATTTACTAGCCAACTGTCAATTGATTGAGGTGGGGTCATTGATACAGGTTCCGCATCAACGTCTGTAAATCTTATTTGAACTTTATAATATTCATCAACTCTAAAGTCGTTATTCTCCATATCTGTTTTTCTTATTTTTACATAGTATTTAGCATCAGTTGTAACTGTATCGTCTACATAAATATTTGTTACCATAACCTCACAAGGGTATTGCGATCTATTTAATACTGATAAATTAGTATTTTGGTTTCTTACTGAAACTTGAGCGTTTGCAATTCTTGAGAAACTATTGTATTGAGATATAGAAAAATAAACTTTACAAATATCTTTTTCTGTGTCTCCACTGTCAATTAAAAAAGCGGGCATATATGTCTCTATTAATGCTGGATATAAAGCATTTGTTGCTGCCATTTAATTCACACTCCTTTTTTCTCTCTGTTCTAAAAATATATAAAAAAGTAGTCATTTATATTGCTTTAATTAGTCCAATAAAAAAAGAGAGATGTGAAAATCACATCTCTATTCTTTAGGTATCATAGTAAAATAATAATATACCTTATCTTCAACAGCGTCTTCATCCATAATGAAATCTTTTGAAAAACGAGCATATAGTCCGACATCTTCTTTGAAAATGTCATTGTAATCATTATATGCGGAGTTCATTACAATCCAAAAATCAATAGGTCTAATGTCTCCATATCCACTATTATTTCTTACATTTTCAGTATCTGTTAGTTCCCATTTCTTTCCAAAAGGTTTCATTTTTTCTATTAAATATCTAGCCCTTTCTTCATTTAATACTTTTCCTTCTGCTAATTCGTAAAGTTTTCTTTCTATTTCTTCTTTATCTTCGGAATTATATTTATCTATGATATTAGATAAACATTCCATTAGTTTTTCTTTTTTAGAAGAATCTTCGCTAGAAAGAATTTTTTCTATGTAACTTTTACTTTCCATTTATATTATATAGAAGCATTAGGGCAACAAGGATAATAGCAAGGTGGATTTAATACATATCTACCTTGAGAATTTAAGATTGTGTCTGTTGAATTTTGTACTGCGGCAGTTAATGCAGCTGTTTGATTTGCATTTGATAAAGCATCTCTAGTAGTTTGAAGTTTATCACTTAACTCTCTAATATAGTTATCTTGGATTAATTGTCTAGTAGCAGCGTTTTCAGTAGTTACTAAATTTCCAATAGCAGCTATACTATTTGAAATTTGTTGTTGAATATCCTTCATAGCTACTAAATTATTATAGTTAGAAGTTAATACAGTGTCATTAACACTTGCTTGGCCTGCGGCAAGACCTCTTAAAGTTGCATCCTGGCTTTGGAAATATAAACTATTTTGTAAATCAGCCATACCTAAAGCTGTTCCAGCATTATTTCCCCAGAATCCTCCATTTCCACCAAATAATAAAATGAAGATTATAATTAATGAAAAGATTCCCATAGAACCTCCAAATAATCCTCCATTACCATTTGTTAGTGCTAACACATCTGCAGCAGACATTCCAGTATTTTCGTTCATTTCGTTCCTCCCTTTCTGATTATATTAATAAAAACTAAAAGTTTTTATTTCCATTTATAAAAGAAATCATTTGAGCTAATTGCTCTTTTGATATTCCTTTTTCATTGCACATCTGAGCTATTGCTTCTGCTTGCTTGTTGCTTGGTTGGGATTGAAATTGATTAAAAATTTGCATTTGTTGTGGATTTAATAGACTTAGAAGTGCTTGCTGTGGTTGATTTGACATCATTGCTTGAGACAACACGTTTTGTAGGTTCAACATTTATTTTCTCCTCCAATTCTTTTATTTTATTTTCTAAGGTTTCAATTTTAATATCTTTTTCATCTTTTGGAATTACAATATCATAAGTTTTAGATATAGTTCCATCTAATTCTTTTAAAGATATTTTTTTATTATTTTCATCTATAAATAAAGTTTTTTTAGAGATGATAATATTGGAAAGGTCTTCATTGGTTTGTAAAAATCTTACATCTATTTCAGAATTGTTTGAAGTATTAATAATATTTTGAACCGGCGGCTGTGCAAAGTTTTGAGTATATTGATTTATCATATTTTCAATATTTTCTTTTTGTCTGTATAGTTGATTCATTAATCCTGGATTATTATAATTATATTGCATTTCTAATTCTCCTTTCCGAAACACAAAAAAGGGTAGTAAGGAATTAAAAATGTTCCTTACTACCCTTAATATAATATTTGTGTTTGCTAGTTGTATTTTTTCATTTTTCATTCCCTTACATTATTATATGAAAATTCAATTAGCAAATTTTTTTAATTTTGTCCAAAGTTTGTATCTTATTAGTTAACAAACTTAATTTTTAGTATCTGTATGTGTTTCTTCATTTTGGTAAACTAACTGAGACCCTTTTTTAGGTAGAGCTCTAATCTCTGCCATAAGTGCGGCGATGAAGCTATTTCCGCCTTCATCTTTATAATGAGCATAACGTTTTTCTATACAATCTAAACTAAAATCGTCTATGTATCCTAATTCATAGCAGAAGTAATGATGTTGTTGTGTTATCCATGCTTTTATATCATCTTTATCCGAAGCTAATAAAATATCTATAGTCTCTTGCATTTTATTTGATTGTACCCTATTTTCCTCTATCATCGTGGTAAAATGGGTGTTTAAATGCTCAAGATACTTGTAAACGTCATTTAATTGTTGTTTAATATCTTCATGTTCATTTTCTTTTTTAAATGCGCCTTTTAGTCTATTATGAGCCCAATCAATGAAAGTTACGACTTCTTTGACAGCGATTGCTAAAAGAACTATAAAAACAATAATTTCAGTTGCAGTGTATTTAGCTAATAATTCTTCCATTGTTTATATCCTAACTCCTTTCTTCCTATAATATTCTCTCTTCTAAAAATATTTAAAAAGATATTAATTTTCATTTTCTATATTAGTCCAACAAAAAAAGAGATGTGGAAACACATCTCATTTATATTAACCTATTCTAACCCATAAATAAACTTCTTGAACACTAGGATCATTAGCAGGAATTCCGCCTTGATAAGCAGTTTGTTGTCCTATTGCATAAAACCATGTGTCTGCACTAGGTGAACCATCTATAATAGTAGAAGTTCCTTTTGTGCTAGATAGCGCTAATCCTCCCCAGTTATTTTGAGTCATAGAAATATCTACTGCACTATAACCAGAAACAGATTGATCTGCAAGTAAAGGGTTACTTGTTTGACGCCATCTATTATATTTTCCCAAAGATGGATACTCTAATAAGAATTCATATTTCCAAGTATTATTATAAAAATATGGAAGCATCCCCAATATAGACCATTTATAGGCTTGGAAAGAACAACCTAATTCATCTACATCTTTCCATAAAACTGTTCCGTTTTTACTATTTGTATAATAAACTTTTAACCATTTAGCTCCTCCAAAAGTTTTTGTTTCAAAATGAAACATATCAAAGAAAGTTTTCATAGTTAAAAATTCTGAAAGTGATATCCCACTAGAACCAACTTTTAAATCTTCATTGATTTTTATATTAGCGTCCTCAGAAAAATTTAAAGATCCAGGATCTTCTGGTGCAAATCTTTTAATATTTAGTTTTTCCATTATGACACCCTCTTCCATACATAATATACTTCTATTGGCATTATATTGTTATGAGCACCATTTCCGCCAGTATTTTGTATTCTAAAACTAGGATTTGTTAATAATCCATTACCTGAAGCATTTGCAGTATTCGCTACTCCAGCTATAGGAGCTGCTGTAGTTCCTCCTGAATGTACAGTTAAATCATGAGAATGTGATGGTATTTCTTGGGTAGATAGGGTATGTGTTGATTCTCCCATAAGAGTGCCAGCTGTAAAATTTAATGCTCCCGCAGATAAAGAACCATAAGTTGTATCTGTATTTGCAATATTAGAACCAGCTCCTACAATAGCTCTACTCTTAGCAGTTTGAATCCAAACTCCACCAAATAAGACAGAAGGATTAGTAGGTTGAGTGCTAATATAAACTGAACCAATAGGATATATAAAATCTACATTAATTTTCATTAGGAATTACCTCCTTGAGAAGGAAATTTGTATCCAAGAATAAGTCGAGGAACCCCCCCAGTATTATCAGCTATTGGAGATAATGTTGAATTTAAAACAACTCCAAAGTTATTTTCAAAAGAAATAGTGTTATTAGAGGTATTTAAAGTTCCTAAACGTTCTCCTACATGAGGGGTCGATGCAGTAGTCCCACTAGACAAACAAATAGTGTAACATAAAGCAAAGACATTCCCATTAGCAACTGGGCATTTTGTACTTATATATCCATAATGTCCAGAAACCCAGTTCTTAAAAAATATTTCAATATAATCATATTGATTTAAATTAGGAACATTTATTGTTTGTTTTCCAAAAGAACTATGAGGTTTTGAATTTTCCCATAATTTTACTGGAATTGCAACTCTAGTCATATCAAGAGCTATAACATTTGATAAATCTGAATCAATGTCTTTTAATTTTCTATTTGTCCCTTCTATTTTAAAATCAGCATTAATTTTCATTTCTGCATTTTCCGCATAACTATAAATAGGCTCATCATCCCCACTAATTGAAAATCTTTTTATATTTAATTTTATTCTTTTTTCCATTATGACACCCTCTTCCATACATAGACTACAATATAAGGTGGCATATTATTATGCGCTTGACCTCCACCGTTAGACATTATCATATAGCTATACTGCGTTTGTCCAGTTAAGTTATTACCGTTAGATTGTTGAACGCCTGGCTTACTTGGCGAAGCATTACCCAAATTAGACGCTAAAATACCGCCGTTATTCCAATTAGCATGGTTGCCTGGAACGATTTCTGGAAGGTTACCAATTTCATAATTCGGGATTTCACTTTTTGTCAGCGTGTGTGTTGCTTCTCCACCATTCGTTCCGCCAACATAAGTATCTCCTGCTGCAAGTAAGAATACATCTTTAATTTGTTCCCATGTTCCATTAAAACTTACATTAGGACTAAAATTAGCATTATTTGTATAATAAATAGAACCCACAGGATAAATTAAATCAAACAAAGCACTAACCGTATCGTCTATTTCTTTTAAAGACATTTTTCCTACTTTTACATCTGAATTAATTTTTATATTAGCGTCTGAAGCATAGAACTCTGGTGGTATAACTGGATTAGCATCTACTGAAATAATATTAATAGTTTCAGTATATTCTTGTCCATTGCTACCATAAAAAGTAAGTGTTTCAGTTATGTTTGATGTATATTCTTTAGAAATATATGAACTTGGAACATTACTCCATTCGCTAGAAACATCTACTCCATTTTTTGTTATTTGTACAATATCTAAACTTGCAACAGTAGAAACAGTAACACTAGTACAATTTCCAAAAGTATCATAGTTTTCTGTATAATGGGTATACATTTCAAAAGTATCTGGTTCTGCTGATGCAAATCTTTTTATATTTAACTTTATCATTTTTAAGCCACCCTCTTCCACATATAAACTGTTAAATATGGTGGCATGTTGTTATGAGCTTGACCTCCACCGACACTATTATGTTCGTGAGTTGCATCTATTTTAAGGGATGTATTATCGTTGTCTCTTCCTGTTGCAGTTCCCCAACCATATTGATTATTATCACCAACGGCACTTACAATACCTGTTACTTTATAACCATTAGTAGTACTACTAACCTGTCCACTACCTTCACCCCAATTCGCCCATGTTCCTACTAAAGATTTTGAACCATGAGTGTGCGCAGGCATTTCATTTATAGTTAGTTTATGAGTTGCTTCCCCACCTGTACTTCCTGCACGATAAGTATCTCCAGCGGCTAAAAGAAATCTATCTTTTATTTGTTCCCATTTTCCGCCAAAAAGAATTGCTGGATTAGTTGCGGAAACTGATATATAAATTGCTCCTATTGGATAAATTAAATCTGTATTAATAATCATATTTCCACCCCCTATGCTGTCCTTTTCCATTCATAATATTCAGGATTGGCAAGTCGCCCTATTACTAAAATATTTTGACTTGTAGGAGTTGTTGCTGTCCCACTATAATTACAAAAATCAAATTTAAAACCTGTTGTTGTTTTTCCATAAACTCCTATAATTTCAGCTCCTAGTCCGCTACATTCTCCCGATACAAAGGCTTTATATTTTGCATCTGCCATAGCTTTAGAAAAAGTTACTGTAAAAGTGCTAGACCCAGTAATAGAAGAAATGTTTTTTGATTGATTTAAAGTTGTTCCAGACATTTCTGCATAAGCAACAATTGTATCATCTGTAATTTGTGTTCACGTTCCGCCAAAAATATTCTGTGGATTAATAGCACTTGTACTTTTATAGATACTTCCAATAGGATAAATAATATCCGTTAAATCTTTAATCGTTTCAGCAACCTTTTTTAATTTAATTTCACTATTACTAATTCGAATATCTCCATTAATTTCTACTGGATATTGTTCACTTTCTGGAGTAAAGTCATCAGATGTGTTTACTACAACATATCCAGTTACAGTAGCGTTTTCAAAATTTATAACAAAAGTATCATGACAAGGTTCAGTAAAAGTTCTTTTAATGGAACTTCCATCATTATAAAAAGTTCAATCAGAAGTTACATCAACTAAATCTCCTAATAAAATTTCTCCTCGACTTAATTCTATACTTGAAATATCATAATTACATTCAATAGAAACCTCTACTGTTGCAACATATCCTTTTTTAGTATAGGTATAACTATATTTAGGATTATATTCATCTAACTCTCGCACAAATCGTTTTATATTTAAAATCATATATATCCTCCTTTTATCTCTATATACTAAAAGAAAGGAGAAGGAGCTGCCTCCCTCTCCTTATTAAGCTTTAAATAAATAAGATTTAGTCCAATAACCATTAGTAACTATAATATTTTCTTTTCCTGTAGTTCCACTTACTGTTATACCTAAACTTGTTGCAGCATCATTTTCTATTTTTGCCCCATCTGGTGCAGTTATTCTTGAATCATAGTAAGTAGTTCCTCCAGGTGTTGTATAACTATAATATTCAAAAGTATATTCTCCAAGACCATGTTCTTGAATAAAATCTGCTGCTAGGAATGTTGTTGTGTTGATTGAACTAATTACAGTAGAAGATGAGTCCCAAGATACTCCTGTTGGTACCAATGAATCTAAACTTCCAACATTTGATGCGGACGTTACACATTTATATAATTCATTGTTATAAACAACATAATCTCCTGCTGAATATACTAATCCAGAATCATAAGTATTAACAGCTAAACCTAACATAGTATAAATATTATTAGCAACTTTATTAACCGCTTTTACACTTGTATATTTTGTTTCAGCATTATCGCCACTAATACCTGATATATCATTAACTTTATTTGCTAAAACTTCAACATCTCTTCTTAATTTATCTTTTAAGTTATTTTGATAAATTATTGTAGGAGATAATTCTAATGTGCTTCCTAAGAATTCTTCTGTACCGAAGTCCGCACAAGGATATATATCTTCTCTTTCTCTTAAATCATAAACTCTTTTATTAGACAACTCATAATAAATCCAATTATTATCATATATATAATTAGATGTTTGAGCACTGATATTTGATAAGTTAGTAGTTGTATTTTCAATTCTACCTACTCTAACATAATATTTATTATTTTCTAAATCTATTTCATCAAATACATTATTATCTAATTGAGGTAATCCATAAGTAGAAATTTTATTTCCATTTTTATCTTCATATGGAATTGCTAATTTGAATTCCCAATAATTTGCATATGTTTCATCTTCAGTTCCTGACCAAGTTAGATGACAACATAAATCTTCAATATCAGTAGTTTCAATAGCCATATATCCATTATTAGTTGTTTGATAATAAGTTTTTGTAGTAGTTGATGTTACCGCTTTACCTTCTGATGAAGTTGTTACAGGGGTTAAAATTGTTAATCCTGTTGAATAACTTGCAATAGGTTCAGCGCTATATGCAGCTTGAATTATACTACCTTCATTTTTATCATAAATAGTATAAGTATGTCCGCCTAAACATTTAAACCAAATAACATAGTGGTCATTAACTGTTCCAATTGCGCCATTACCATCAATGCCGCTATTAGATAATATTTGACTACCTCTTTTGTTAAATTGATTCATTCCTATTGACAATAAATGAGTTGGATTTGCTATTTGAATAACTCCAACTTCTTCTGCTTGATATATAACTTGAATGTTATCGTTAATTGCGGCAGCTCCATTAGTGATAGAAATACCATAATTTGATAATGTTACAATATTGCTATCTAGCATCCAATTATTTGCTGTGTAATTAATTGTAATTGTATCTCCAGGTTTTTCTCTACCTGTTGTAATAATTCCATATTGATATAGTGCAACTACATCTTGACCATATTTCCAATTGTTAGCAGTATAATAAACTGTAATTTTCATTCCTTCTGTAAGTGTAGTTGAATTTAATGTAAATCCATATTGAGATAAAGAAACTTGCTCAGTTCCTAAATACCAATTATCTGCTGTATATGTAAATTCATATGTATTTGCAACCCCTAAAACTTTAGTTGCAAAAGTATTTTTATTAAAACTTGATACTATTGTAGATGGGTCATTATAATCAACAGCTGCATCAAATTCAAATATAAAAGTTCCTGTTGCGGCGTTCATTTTCTTAGCAAATGTAGCTTTGTTAATTGAACTTATTAAATTTGATGTATATGTGATTGTTGGTGTATAAATAAAATTATAAACTCCAGTTTCATTTTCTTGAGTTTTAAAAGTTGTTAAATTTAATGTTATAGTTTTTACTCCAACAGTTAATAGATTATATTTAATACTTTCTGGAACTGTTGTAGTTGTTGATTTTGCTCCATGTAATTTTTTTAATACTGCATATCCATCTGTTGCTACACTTGTGTGACTTGCAGCAGATCTATATTGAAATGATGAACCATACGTAATTCCATCTGGAGAAGTTAAATTCTCTGCTAAACCAACTGTTACCCCAGGATATCTTCCTTCTGGATCAATCTCAGGATAAACTTGTTTAGTTTTTAGTTCGTCTTCATAAAATTTAATTGTTTTTGACATAATTCTCTAATCCTCCTTTACTCTGAAATTGTATAATACAATCCTGTTGTAACCCTTTCTTCATCTACATATAATTTTCCATTTTCTTGTTCACTACCGCTTTCATATTTTACACCACTACCTTCAACAGTAGTTTTAGCTTGTGAAATTCCAGTTCCTTTACCGATACCATCTTCTGTTCCTAATAAATAATAAGTAGATTCTTTTGCAGATAAATCAGTAGTAACTGTTTCACTATTAGTATGTGCGGCGATAGCTGTTTTTCTATTTTCGATCTCTTGATCGATTTTATCGTCTAATGCCTTAGTAATAGCATCAGCTTCAGTTTTTGTATAATAACTGCTTAAATCTATTGTAGCTGTTCCTACTTTTTCCCAAGCGTTGCTTATATAAAAATATTCTTCATATTTTTTTACTGTTGTTTGTTGTTCACTTGGAAGTGGAACACAATACATTGTAGACACAGGTCCACTTGCAGGTAATGAATTTACGATTTGAACGTCAAAGGTTCCTTCTGGTGCTGGTACTTCTCCGGCATCAAGGGTTTTACCATTTGATAAAGTGCATAATAAATGTCTTCTATTGTCAACTTCAACTTTAATTATTGATACACCATCAGCTCCATCATTACCTTTAGGATAAATATCTATATCTAATGTTTGAGTATAAGCATCTCTAAATCCCATTGTATTCTTAGCCATATTTATTTCCTCCTTTTATTTCTTATTCTGTAGTAGCCTCTGGATATAGAACGAATTTCTTAGCTCCTTCATCATCATATCCAATTAGAGTTGTATCTCCATTTAATTCAATTTCATACCAATATGTAACTGAACCATCTTTAAAAGGTTTTCCAATACGAGTTTCTGCAGAGGTTAATTTTATTTCCGCAAAATTGCTTGTTTCAGCTACGGTAAATTCTTTTTCAAAAAGAACATTTGTATAATCGCCGTTTGCACAAACATAAAATTTAATTTTGTCTCCGGCTTCAAATTTGCCTTCATTATTTACTAATTGTAAAGTAATGGCGTCTCCTCTGTTTAAGTAAATATTTTTGTTTCTTACTCTAAACATTTTAAATCCTCCTTTTTTCTCTTCCGTTTCTAAAAATATTTCAAAATTTTTTTATTTTTATTATATTACTTAGACCTAAAAATAAAAAAGAGAAAGTAATAACAAACTTTCTCTTTTTAAGTTTTAATCTATCATATAACTTGTTCTGAATTGATGCCAAGCTTCTGTTGTATAAGCACTACCATCTGAAAGGTTTCTTGTTCCATCGACACCTATGTATCACCTTTATCTCCTTTTTCTCCTTAAATACCCTGTTCCCCTCTTGGTCCTTGTTCTCCTTTTATTGCTTGTATTTCTACCCACTCTTCACCATCTTTTACTCTTAATATTGCCATATTTTACCTCCTCTATATACTTGGAGAATACATTTTTATAGTATCTCCTGCTTCTCCACTCTCGGCACTTATGTAAGGACCTATTAATGAAGGATTATAATATTTAATTAGATTTTCACTAGATATAGTATTTGAATATATGCGTAAAGTAGACCAAGAAGGCATAAGTATTTTATTATCATTAGTTTTTAATTTTGACATAGCATAATCTCTTGGAGTTCCGTTTCCTGGCTTTCCACTAATATTTTCTATTAAAGTGTATGTATAACCACTTAAAGAATATAAATTTCCATTACTCAAAATTTGTTTTAATGATAAATCATAAATGTAGTTTGTTCTGCTATAAGTTGAATCTTCAGTAAAAGTTATACCACTATCAGTTATTGTTGCATACCCGTATGTACTAGTTGTTGAAGCTGAAAATTCTCGCATTTTAATTCCTAATTCTCCAGGATTACTTCGTTCTAGACTAAAAGATGGTGCAAAAAAAGTACTATAAGTATAAACTAATGTATTGCTAGTTATTGATTCTAATTGGTTATTATTTACTTTTTTCAAAACAAATTGAATATTACATTTTGATTCACTTGTTTTGTCGTCATACATATAAAAAACGATTCTATTTTCTCCTACAACATAAGCACCTGCACCACTATAATCATTAGATGCACTTATCATTTGTTGTGTTTCTCCTACAGTTATAGAAGTGGAAGAACCGTTATAATCTATTGTTATTGCTTGAGCATCTATTTTTTTAGAACTATAATCGCTGTTATAAGACACAAATTTATTGGTATCTGTTTGTAATAAGTTATAAGTTGTTCCAATCACATTAGAAGTAAATACTTTGATATTTTTTAAATCAGTATATATAACTTTTATTTTACCTGCTTCACTATAAATGCCATAAAAATCATCATTATCTTCATAAATATTTATTAAACTTCCTGAATTTGTTTCTTGTAATGTATCTATAACTTGAATAGTGTTATCTTCATACTTTATTAATTTTATTTCAGTTGCACTAATATCTATACAATATTCTCCATTTAATTTCTCAATATTAGTTCCAACATATATATCTTCTTCAACTAGATTTTTCCCAACTCCTACAGATGCTTTTAAATCACCTTGTATAATTTCTCCACTAGGTACTGCTATACTTGCTACTTTAGCAGCATAATCATCTATTGTTTCATTTGTTATAAGACCACTTAATAATTTGCTATTTATAGCAGTTTTAAGGCTACTTTTAGCATTTTGCAATCTTGTTATTTCATTAGCTATACTCATACTATATCTCCTCCAATAAATTTTCTATATTGCCTATCATTGCATCTATTTCTGATTTAGTATAATAGTTAGTTAAATCGTTTACTGTATTAGTAATGAATCCACTATCGTTAGTTAAATCTGATGTTTTTGTTGGTATATCACTTGTATCTGCTTTCCTATTTAATGCGTTATAAACCGCTGATGTGTTTGGTATTGTGTTAGTATCATTCGTTATACGTATTGCGTATGGTAAATTGTCCACATATAGTTTATTAGTGGAAGTATCAATTATAGGAAGTGCCACTACTGATGAAGCAACAGTTGCTTTATAAACATGATGTGTAGAGTCGTAATTGTAATGTTCAAGATAATTGCTGAATGTTTTATATAAACCACCACTTGTTACTGGGTTTGTTGAATTATACGTTGGCTCACTATCAAAAGTTAAAGTATCTTGTTTACCACTTATATCAGGTATATCACTACTTGTTATGTAATCACTATCATTTGTTAAATCACTTGTCTTTGTTGGTACACTACTTGTATTTGCTTTAGCATCTAATGCTGTTTGTAAGTCTGCTTGGTCGCTTAGTGTTCCTGTTATATTTCCCCATTCACTTGAACCTGAACCACCTTGTATATTTATGTTTCCACTACCTAGTATAGACTCGTTATTTATTGTTTTTATATTTGTCCCGGAAACTAAGGTATCTTGTTTACCTGCTCCAGAAATAGTTAATTTATTTCCTGAATAACTTCTAGTCAATCCACCAGAGGCATCTATGTTTGCCATTGTTTCTCTAGTAAGTACAGACCATCCATTAGTTTTGTTTAATTTATATACAAATACTTGGTCTCCTTGTTGAGTTATTGTATGAGAAGATACACTTCTATAATATTGAAACTCAACTTCTGTAGGAGATGTAGCATTGTTTACATAAGCCATAAAAGCAAGTCTTGTTTGGCTTCCACTAGCAGGATTGCTATTACTTGATGCTCTACAATATACTACTTTGTTTTTATTGTATGCTGTTATAAAGTCATTCCAATTAGAATTTCCATAAGATAATATTACTAATCCATCTATAAAATTACTATCATTAGTTAAATCTGACATTTTACTAGGAATTGTTGGTTTATCTGACAAATCCTCATATGAACCTGATGTCGCTACTTCTGATAAATCATTTGTTTTTGTATAATTAGTTAAATTATCAACAGATGATGTTATATATCCACTATTATTTATTAGTTGACTAGTTTGTGTAGGAATATCATTTTTTGTAGCAATTTTATTTGTTGATGCATTATATGCTGTTTGAGTTGCTATGTTTGCTACATTATTTTGTGTAATACTAACTCCATTAACTTGAACGTCAGTTGTATTTCCACCACCTTGTATTGAAATATTACCTGACCCTAATAAAGATTCATTATTAATTGTTTTAATGTTAGTACCAGAAGTTAATAAATCTTGTTTTTCTTCTAGTAAATCATTAAGAGTATCACCTTCTGGAGTAATAATAGAATCTGAATTAACGACAGGAATAAAAGCTGTCCCATCTTTATCCTTTAATAATTTTACTGGATATTTTGCCATTTATTTTCCTCCTTTTAATCCTTATTAACATAATTTGCGGTAGTATCAAATAAAGAACTTCAAGTTGAAGAAGACTGTTCTATCCAACTACCGTTTATTTTTTTATAAACTTTTGAATAAATTCTTCATGTATCATTTATCTTTAAATATATTTTAGGCCCACCACTTGTAGAACAAGAAACTATAATTTCATGGGCGGCAGATATATTATTAATTTCATATATATAATTTACAACAGTATTTCCAGATTTATCTTATCCTTCTTCTCGTACTAAACTAGAAGTTTTATCTTGATTATTATCTGTAATCGTAACTGTTGCAGAGTTATTATTTGGGACTATAATTAATTTATAATCCTCTCCAGCCAATTTAATAAAAGAACCATCTGGATATAATTTTGAAGCATTTCCACTTGAATTAATAAAATAATATTCAACATTACCAAAAACAAAAACTAAACTATGTTTTTAATTAATATTCGTTAAAGTATATGTATAATCTCCTCCTGCGGAAGTTGCTTCTACTGGAGTATCTTCAGTAAATTCCTCTACTTCTTTATTTTCTTCATCTTCCTTTAAAATAAACTTTGTTTTACTCATAGTTAAATTCCTCTTTCTATTTATTATGAAATAAGATACATAACTAACTTATTTTAGTTATGTATTATCTTGCTCTGCTTCCAGCAAACCAATAATGTGTATAACTTTCTTTTTTTAAATAGCTATGAACATTATAAAAAGAAGGATCAATTATACTAGATATTCTTACATCCATTTATAATCCCCCTTCTTTCTTTTTAATAGCCTATTGTCCAACCAGCATCAAGAAAATCTTGATAATGTGGTAATGCTTTTATTCTATTTATAGGATAA